TACCATTATATTCTAAACCTTTAGCTGTATCAATACGAGTAGCTTGGTCATTACCTCTAACTGGTATATAGAAGTCTTCCATCATGTTCATCATATTGTACTTCAAATTGTACTGACCAGTTTGAGGATCAATATAAGGTACTTTTTTAAGTTTTTGTACTGTTTTCTGCATATATGCTTCTACCCCATTTGGAGGAATAGCACCTACGTTCATATAGAAAATACGTTTTTCAGGAGCACGAACAATTCTATGAATCAACATCGCATATTCCATTAAAACCATATGTTTAAATATCTTACGGCCTGGTTCTAAGTAACTTCTACCATAAGGTAAATAGTTAACATCACTTATTAGTCTAAAGTGAGCCATTTCATAGTTTTCAAAGTAAATATCTGATGTAGCAGTACCTAAAGCATATTGTGTTTGTGGAGTTGTGATACCAGATACTGATGTTGGGTCATATTTAAATCTTACATAAGTAGGATTTTGTGGATTGGTACCTTCTTCTCTAATAATTGAGTAAGCTGAGAATGGTATAACATTATATACACCAAATTTCTCAGCAATTTCTAATTTAAGATAAAAGTCACCATACTTACACATGTTACGAGCCCAACTCCACAAGTTAAATTCAATATTTAATACATCATAGAATAGATTGTATAATATCTTTTGAATATTCTCATCTGCTGAGCGAATATGAAGCATTTCACCATGTTCATTTTTTAAAGTACACTCATCTGCTATAATATCAAGTGCTGAGGCTACAATAGCATCAGTATCCATTGATTCATAGTCTGTATAAAGCTGTACCCTTAATGTCTGGTAATTATAAACATTGTTTACATTGTAAATACCAGCACCAGATGTGGTGTAAATTTTAGTAAATCGATCTACAAGTGCATTAGTTTGTAAAACACCCAATGACTGTATACGATCTGTATCAATTACTCTCAATTCATCGCCACCAACATTACGAATAACGACGTCTGAAGAGAATAATCGTTTTAGATTGTCAAATAATCCCATAGTATCTTAGTATATGTTATAAATATTTATTTAAACCAACCAGCTAATATCTTCCATACCGCCTCTACCATCATCCATTTGCCATGGATTATGTGTTGTTGGACTGTGTGGAGCATAAAATCCGCTTGGTCCGTTATGATATGAAATTTTACCTATACCTCCAAGCGAAGCGCATGTTAAGTCTAAACCTGCTTGAGAAAATTTCAAAGCTGTGTCACGTAAGAACATTCCAATACCAAAAGCCATTACAAGGTCATCATTATACCCATCATTAGCTTGCGCTTTACCATGTTTCCATACAAATGTTCTTAATTCTTCTAATGATCGACGTGATTGAATAATACAAGCTCTATCTCTCATATAAGCCTCTAACTTAGCCACTACAAGTGGTCTAGTTTTGAGTGAGTTAGTAAAACCAGGAACTAAATTATTGTTATTACGGCTTAAAAAGTTATCCATACTGATGTTTGCAGTATCAGATTTAGATGAATAGTATAAATTTTGATAACCTCGTTCTATAACAGTTTGAATTGTGTCCCATCCTATGTTAGCGTTTTCAATTACTAACAAAGCATTGTTCCACTCAGTAGCAATAGCTACAAGCATATGTCCATAATCACGAGTGCCAATTTGTCCTTTATATTCTTCTACTTGTTTAGCATTTTCAATGTCAATAACATGGCAAGCAGAATAGTCTTTACCATCACCACGTGCTACGTCAGCTACAACTATATATTGTTTTGTATAATCAGGATATTCCCAACGCCATAAATTACCATCAAACCCACCTTTAGCTATAGGTTCTGTCTGATATGTTTGGATGTACCAATTTAAAATATCAGGTTCAACAACTGTATCACCTGATGTTGTGAAATCACAATCACACTCTTGAGCAGCGTTACGAGGTCCTAAAATAGCATCTTGTTCATCTCTCCATTTTTGAGTTCGTTCTGGATGTACTGTCCAAGGTAATTTTAGAGCTATAAATCCATTATTTCCTTCTTCTCCACCAATAAATGTTTTATGGAACCAGTTACCTGTACCAAATGGAGTTGATATATCTAACTTTAGTAACCATGTTTTTGGCTGTGTCTTGTTTAGTTGCTATACACAACACATTCTTATCCTTGTTAAATAACATTAACCAAAGTGAATAGGCAGATACAAGTGTAGAAATACCTAATTGTCTTGATTTGTTTACAATACTATATCTGTTCTTTTTAAACTGATGTAATACACCTTCCTGAAATGGGTATAAATTGAATTGAATTCGACCACGTTGTGGGTGTTGAATCCAATAATATTTTTTCATGAAATAAACAGGATCAGTAGCACACTTAACATACTCCTGTTTAATAATATCTTTAATATTCTGTTGATCACTCATATACTATTATTGTATATAAATATATAAAAAAAGCCTGACCTTACGGGGTCAGGCTAGTGCATGGGTTTAGCAAGGGATGTTATTTCGCTAACATTAAATAAACTAAACCGCCAGCGATTAAACCAGCACCTATTTTAGTAAATTTATTTTTAGCTTTTAACTTAGCGTTTTGTACTTGTAAAGCGTTATATTGAAACTTCCAATCTTTAATTTGTGTTTGTTGGTTGTTCATTATATTTTTATAGCTATTTTCTTTAGATACAAATTTAGCTATAACACTATCTTTATTAGATACTTTTTCTTCTAATGTTGCTATTTTTTTCTATTTCAATGTACTCAACAATAGTTTTAACTTTAACTTTTTGATGATCAAGTACATATTGTAATGAATCATCTTTTTGATCTAATACAGCTATCACTGAATCATCTTTAGCAATTTCTAGTTGCATACTATCTACAGCCGCTACTAAACTATCTTGTTTAGCTTTAAATTCACTTGTTAAACCGATATTTGATACTTTATCAAAAGCTAGCCATAATAAAATCAAAATCAAAATGGCTGGTAAAATATATTTTTTCATATTTTTAAATTTCATCTTCGTTATCAATATTAATAGGTTCATCATCAATACCTAATTTTTTAAGTTCATCTTCTTCACTGCTTTTTCTCTTAGAACCAATAGCTGGAATTTTGTCTTCACCTAATGCTTTTAAAATTTGTCTCATAACACCTTTAGTATTAGTAGCTCCAAACTTATACTTGTCAAGATCATTTAATACTTTAACATAAGCATTATAATCTTCTTCTTTTAATACTTCAAGTTTGTCTACAAGTTTCTGTACTAAGTCAGGTAACATTGTCTTAGCTCTTTCTTTAGACGCTTGTTGAGCCGCTTTATAATCAGCACTTGACATACCTCCGTCTTCAGCTTCTTTAACTGCTCGACTTGTTTTAATTTGTGACTGAGAGTATTGTTTAATGATTTTGTCAATTAAATCACTATTATCTACAAACCATTCACCCGCTTTAGAACCAGCTGCTGTTGATCTTGGTAATTTAATTTTAGCGATATCTTTTTCAGTTGGTTCTTCTTCATCTTCAACACCTGGTTTAGCTTTTTTAGACTTAATTTTCTTTCCACCAATAAACAAATCTTCAGCATCTTCAGGATTAACAAACATATCATCATCACCTGGCTCTTCATCTGGAGCAGCGGTTGGTTTAATAGTTGTTGCTTTTAAAAGTTGGTTACGAATATCAGGAGTAAAAGACCAGTTAACACCAGGAGCAGCATTTTTTTCAATATCGCTCTTTAACAACTCAACTTCCATTGGGTCAATGTCTTGGTTTTCACCTTGTTTAATAAAATAGTTAACAACTTGTTGTTTACGATCTAATTTAAAATTACCAGGATTGGCAATTCTATCTTTAATTTGTGGGAAATCTGAGTTGAGTTTATATTTTTCCTTAGCAACACGCGCCATTTCCTTTACAGGAACTTTTATTTTAAGTTTTGCTTCAGTAATAAATTTTCTAAGATCAAAATTATCTGCCATGATTATTTTTTATATGTTAATAAATATTTTAAATTATATTGTCTAATATAGTATTCATACGATCTCCAGTAGAACCACTTAAAACTATCATTTTTTTAGGTGGATGTAATGTAAGTAATCGCAATATTTCTTGATTTACTTTAGCTCTATATTCAAGATCTGTTTCTCTCACACCATTATCTTCCATGTTAGTACCAATAGGATCAATATAAAATACAATATCATATTGGTCTTTCAATGTCATAGCTGTGTTGACTAATGACGATTTAAAACCACTATCTATTGATTTAGCCAACATTG